AAATGGGAGGGAGATTATGGAACTACTTTCCTGAAACGACTGAACACTTATCTGTCTATGTTGCAACCTGTTGAGGTTATGCTTGATGATGGTGGTATTGTTAAGTACAACTATCAAGCACAAGTTTATTTCATGGACTTCCTTGAAGATGATGGACGACAGAACATCAAGACCGACTGAATAAAAGAAAGGGGTACCGTCTAAAGTGTGCCCCTAATATAACGACCTGATTATGATTACCCTTCGTCCACATCAAGAACGCATCAACGATCGTATGCTTGCATACAACAAGGGTCAAATCATTGTGCCTACTGGTGGTGGTAAAACTCTCACCATGATTGTTGATACTAAGCGTCGTCATGATGTTATCAACAATGGCACCACGACAGTTGTTGTAGCCCCCCGTATTTTGCTGGCAGAACAACTGTGCAGTGAATTTATGGAGGTTATTGATCCTAACAACAGCGATCCTTACCTGCATGTCTTGCATGTTCACAGTGGTGAAACTCACTTCACTAGCACCACAAATGCTGAGAAGATTAACGTGTATGCAAACTGTGCCCGTAATATGGGCGAGAATTGCATCATCTTCACCACTTATCATTCCTTGCATCGTGTAATGGAAGCAGACATCGAAGTAAATACAATTTACTTTGATGAGGCACATAACAGCGTTCAACGTAACTTTTTCCCTGCGACTGAGTTCTTCGCTGCTGAGGCAGATCGCTGCTATTTCTATACTGCAACTCCCAAACATTCTCTCACTGTCTCTAAACCAGGCATGAATGATGGGTCTGTTTATGGTCAGGTTCTTGTAAATGTTCCTGCTCCTGAGTTGGTTGAACAGGGATACATTCTCCCTCCCAAAGTTGTAGTTAAGCAACTGCCTTTGATTAAAGGCCGCAAGGTCATGTATGCAGAGGATGCTGACAACCTGCTGGAAACTATTGATGATAACAACATCGACAAAACTCTGATTTGTGCTCGCTCCACCAAACAAATGGTGGGTCTTATATCACAATCTGATTTTGTGATGCAACTTCAAGAGCGTGGATATTCGTGGATGATGATTACATCCAAGACAGGCGCAATCATTGATGGTCAGAAGGTTGATCGTGAAAAGTTCTTTGATACTCTTAATGCTTGGGGCAAAGATGCTGACAAAAAGTTTGTTTGTATCCACCACAGTATTCTGTCTGAAGGTATCAACGTGAATGGTCTTGAGGCTGTCATCTTCATGCGAAACATGGACTACATTGGCATCAGTCAATCTATTGGTCGTGTGATTCGTCTGGGTGCAGATACTAAGACATTCGGATTAGTTTGCATCCCAACTTATGATAGTGTAGGTATCAGCACTGCCCGCAAAGTGCAGGCAGTTGTTGATGTCGTGTTCAATCAAGGTCAACCCGCTATTAGTGAGATCCGTCGATGAATAACTCAATGAACTTTCAATCTGTCCATTCAAAACCATTTGAAGAGGCAAGAGAAAGAGTTAGAAAAGCACAAGCATTGATGCAAGTAAAGCAGAGAATGATTGCTGATTTACCACCACCAGGCAGTGCAATGTATAGGTATTATCTTGATCCAAAAGAGAATCCTAAACCATACTCTGAGCAAGTAAAACGCATTGAAAGTTTAACCTATGAGGATGTATTTGGTGAAGATTAGAGAGCATAACTCAAGCATCCTAGATGCTAAACCTGAAGAGGCAGGATTTTGGGTAGGAAAGAATATGGAATTTGCTGCTATTCCTCTGAGTGGTAGTAAAACAAAACTCGTTGTATTTCATAATGGAAAGCAACAGAAAGTATGCCGCAATAGATTATCAGCCATCAACTACATTCAAAAGCAACTCAAAGGGGTACCGTCTAAATTGTCCTAGCATTATGAAGAACACCCATCTACAACATCCCGAAGATTCTATCCTGACGGGCGATCTTTCTGCCCTTGATTGGTTTCTAAGTGACGGAATCACATCGGTCAAGATAGATGGTGCTCCTGCTATTGTGTGGGGCACAGATCCACAAACCGGCACATTTTTCGTCGGTACTAAATCTGTTTTCAACAAAGTAAAAATCAAGATCAATCATTCCCATGAAGAAATTGATGCAAACCACCAGGGTGAAGTTGCGGATATTCTTCATTCTTGCTTTGATTATCTTCCTCGCACCAATCGTATCATTCAAGGTGACTTTATTGGTTTTGGGGGTGATGATACTTATTGTCCCAACACGGTCACTTACATCTTTGATGAGATAATTCATCAGGATATTATCATCGCACCACACACAATCTATTCTGAGTGTGATGATCTTCGCAATGCAGAATCTTCTCCTCTGCAATACTTGCCCTGGGGTGATACCAAGACCTGCAAGTTCGTGCAACCAAAATGTTGGGCGATTGATGAAGATTTCGATGAGATTGTTGCATTTGCCAAGCAAATGTCGTGTATGTGTGAGTTTCTAACTCCTAAGCAATCTGCACGAGTTCAGAGACAACTTAATGCCTGCATCCGTGAGGGCATTGATATTGATGACCTGACACAAGATGCCATTGCTTATGATAATGACATCGACGTGAATGTGCTGCGTTTGTGGTCATTGGTCAAGTCAATTAAGGATGACATGTTGTTCATGATTCGGAACAATGGCCCTGAAGCATACATCGGTGAGTCAAGATGTCAAGGCGAAGGATATGTCAAGTCAAATATGTTTGGCACATTCAAGTTCGTGAATAGGGAGGTTTTTAGCATGACAAATTTTAATCAAGGCAAGATGAGCACAAGGGGTACCGTCTAAATTGTCCCTATAGTATGAGCACTGATTCCATGACCACCACTTCCTTCGCTGATTACGTTGCCACGCAAGATGCCCGCAACACGATTCAACTTAACATCCGTAAATATACGTTGATGTTGTGTGAAGCATTGGAGAACGATTTTACTCGTCATCATCCTGACTCTGATCCCTACAAGTTTTTCATCGAAAGTGGTAGAAAGTACCACAAAATCATCATGGAAACTGGTTGTAAATCTCAGAGCGTTCATGCCTTTGTTGATAAGAAAACGGGTGAAGTTTACAAACCCGCATCATTCAAAGCACCTGCAAAGATTGTGCGTTTCAATCTTCTGAACATCACATCTCGTGAGTTGTGCTTTTCCCGTGCAGATTGGGCAGGTGGTTATCTCTACATTCGCTGATCTTTTTCCTGATCTGCAACAACAACTGAACAAACTTTCCATCAGAAAAATGCAGTATCGCATCACACAAATTAACATCGACTTTGAAGATGACAATTTTGAGTTATCACCAACAGAGCAACAAGATGTTATCAATGACGTAATGTCCACAACGTGGGAAGCATCGGACGGTGATGATCTTGTAGAAGAGATTACATCTGCCACAGGATTCTGCGTCAATTCTATCGACTACTGCTACGTTCTAAAATGATTCGTTCTAAAGCACAAATGCTCCGTGTGATGAAGAATTGCGATGGAGCAGATACTCTCACTCGCGAACAAAAGTTTGATGTTTTCTGTAGAGTATGTGACAACATGCTCAAGGAAGGTAGAATTACCAAAGCAAATCATTCTCGTTGGACTAACATCTGGTGAACGTAACTAAGCACACAAGAGCACCTAAAACAGGCAGACAAATCATCTGCCCTAAGTGTAACTCCGTCGCAACAGTTTATCACTTTTCCTGGAGTGCATTAGGATGCCAAACTTGTAAACAGTACATCAACAAATTTGATTGGAGTGTAAAATGAAGTACGAAGTTAAGTTGTACGTTGGTGGCAAAGTTTTCACCGAAGAAGTACAAGCAGCAAACAATCAGGATGCGAAGGCTACTGCATTGGCACGAAATCCGCGAGCAAAAGTAATCGGGATCAATCCAGTTTTTCGATGATGCAAAGGGGTACCGTCTAAAGTGTCCCCATAGTATGAGCACAACTAAAGCAATGACCATCACCGAACGCAACCAAAAGTTGTACGATCTTCGCAAAAAACTTGATCAAAAGCGTATGGAACTTGCATGGATTGAAACTGAAATCATGGCAGTTAATTCACAATACGATCGCGAGAATTCTCCTGACTTGTTTGAACAAATGTTTGGTGAGAAAAATACTCTGTGGGATCATCTTGATC